TGATCATTTAATTTATACATGCTGACACCACCTCTGTGAGTGTGCATGTTGCACTTCTGACCTAAGATATAATCTTCGCCATGATCTGCACGTATCTCTGATATTCTATTGCGTGCTGACCAACCAAACTCTATAAGTTCTGTTGCACAATGCCACTTGTCATCATCAAGTAGCTGCAATATATCATCTCTCATTGTCATTGTTATCTCCTTCTACTTCATACCATTCGTATTTCAATGTTAATTCACTGCCCATAGGTATGTCAACGATCGTATATAAATAATATTTTCTATGATCTAAAACTTTTTTTAAGTTAGGTTTGTCACTATGATTTACAAAACCACCTAACGGTGTGCGTATTGTATCTAACGTAGGTGTGTCTATGATATGTGACATTCCTAAGTTCACACCTTTATCTATATCTACTAATGTAAATAAACCTATGCCTTCTATCTTGCTTGGTTTAATTGTAAGGTAATCAGGTAAAGGTCTATATGTCACTTGCTAAGATCAAAGTCTTCATCAGGATCTAAATGTTTATTTATCATTACACCCATGACCATGTTCTTAAATTCTTCTGAACCTACTTTAACACCTGGTCCATCAAATGGATTTATAGGATCATTTTGTTTATTCTTGCTCATACCAGTTATCGTCTTCCCTAATTTCTTCTGTCACTTGTAAGTCAATGTGTGTAGGTTTTTCTACAATTTCTACGTCTTGAAACACACCACCAGTATCAAGTATTATTTTTATATGAATCATTAGAACGGTGCTTCGTCTTCGCCAATATCCTCTATTGCTTTTGCTTCAGGCATTGCAGGCATAAACCATTCTTCTGGTGCTTGTTTAGCTGCGTTGAATGATTCCATGTAATATATACGTGGATTACCATTGTCACATTCTTTGTTCTTACACTTCCAGTCAGGATAAGTATCTTTAATTTTACCGCTTGCTTTGTCTACTCTGTTATCCCATAGCTCACTACTGCAGCTTAAACATCTTGGCTCTATTGTGCCATTAGTTACTACAACTTTTTCCTGAACCACTACACCAATTTCTTCTAATGCTGCTTTAGTATCTTCTACTGGACCAGTAGGTACATCTTTAATCTTTTCTTGTACAGATGGTGAAGGAGTGTAGCTATTGCTGTTGCCAGTTTTAGCTGCACTCTTGGTAACTTGACTGTCCGACAAGTTCTCCACCTTCTGCATTTCTGTGACTGATGGTCTCTTCTTTGCTGCGTAAATCCAATTAGCTAATGCTCTACCAACTGCTGAAGTTGAACCATTTTCTATCCATGATGTTTGGTTTGCACCTTTTGATCCATGTTGGTCTTGTGCTATACCAGTTGATACTGGTACTTCATCTGCAATATCTTTATATATGCTTGCTCTAAATACAGCAGACTTATGATCATCTGTTATATATAAAATTTCTGTGCTGACTCTACCATTAGGATTATCTTCCCAAAATTTTCTAAGTCTATCTTCTACTAAATCGTATTCGTCTTGCCATGCCATTAGTCGTTCTCCTCCTCATTCATGTCTTGTACTTTATCTATGTGGTATTCTACCCACACTTTTGTTTTTTTGCCAACACTATATTGTTTTAAAATATCTGTAATACTTTGTTCCATGTGATTAAATATTGTATCAAATACTTCTTCTGCTTCTTTTAAATTACTAGCAGTAATTATATAATCACGTGTACTTAGATCACTAAACATTACTTTTACATCTCTGTCCATTGGATCAGGTGCGCTCATTCTTGTTCTCCTATAGCTAAAGCAGCATTCATCATTTCGTTGTAATCAGTTACAAACTTTGTTGTTAAATCTTCTACTTTTTTTGGATTAATTTTATTAAGTTTAATAGATGTCTGTGACACTTCTTGTCCACCACATGCGTTAGCCATAGCTATCGCCCACTTCTTCATCTCCTTTTGACTTGTAAATAAGTTCATAACTTAATCGCCGCCGCGTTCTGATCTAACAAATACATAATGTATAACGTTATTCCAGTTCTCAAAATGGTATATATATAAACCATGTCTGTGTAACCAGTCACGTAACTCACCTGTGCTGTCTATGTACTTAGGACTGTTCTTATGTATTACAACAAATCCTCTACCAGTCTCACCAACTGATTGTACAAGTTCTGACAACATAAAGTTATCATCAAACGTAGTATTAATTGCAGTCATTACTACCTCCCACTATTAATTATATAGCATAAATACAGAATCGTAAAGAATTTATAGTAAAAACACCAGATCGAAGTTATGATCTGGTGTCAAGGATCAGAGTAAAGGAGGAAACCTCTGACCAATGAATTGACTTGACAACTATTATAGCATGCAGTAATCTGTGGATATAGTTATCTTACGTGTCATAACGTTAGACAACTCCTTCCCACAAGCAATAAAGCGGACCTGTGAGTCCGCTTTGCTTTATACTATCTCTTTATTATTGTGTCCTTTATGATCTATAACCATAGTCATTACACCTTGTTTGGTTTTCTTACCTGCTTGCTGCTCAAACCATGTTGACTCATCTAAGCTAGGTACCTGGATCCAGGTGCGTCCATCATGTAATTCACGGTGATGATGGTAATGACCTGTCACAAGAATGTCACTGGATCCTGCATGGAATCCACCAAATGTCTGGTTCTTCCACCAGTTCATTAGTTTATTTTCTACCGATCCACTGTAACCTGCAAGATGTCCATGAGTAAAGCTCATGTTTGTGCCACATACATTTAATGATAAGTGTGGTTCATCTGGTATAACAAACTTTACATGTTTGTACTGTGGTTTATCTGCAAATATTTCTGCAATCTGTTCAAACACTTCTATGTCATAGTTGTCCATCTCACCTGTTGGTGCAAGATTCTTTGCAATTCTTTTAGTTCCATGATTACCTGGTACTGCACCTACTACAACTACATCAAAGTCTCTTGACCATTCAACTAATGCTTTAGCAATAAGTCTTCTAGCTAACTTCATTTGATTACGATAATCAAGTTCGACTCCGTTCGGTCCCATTGCTTGTGGGTAAAATCCTACGCAGCCCTCGACTATATCACCAAGTCCCACGACTGTTAACTGATCTAGCTGCACTCCTGCTTTACGCAAGAAGTTATAACGATCACGTACTGTATCTATCTTTTCTAAAAATCTATTAACAATAGCTTCAGTACCACCGCCATCACGCTTGCCTAACTGTAGATCAGATATAGCAACAAAAAAACTAGCTTTAGGTTTTGTTACTTTAGGTTTAGCTTTACGCTTGTAAGTCTGGATCCACTTAGATATACGATCATAATCTTCTTTGTCTAGTGCATGTTCTTTGTAAACAATCTGTGCTTTGTATGCCCATGCTTGTTGCACGTCTCCTTTGCCCATATTCATATCCCACGTGCTTACACGAATAGTGTCATTTAGAATAGAATACTTATCAGGATCGAATCCCCACGATCTAAGAAGATCATTAAACTCTGGACTAGCATTGTCCATAGCTCTTGTTGTTATTGTGCCTGTCTTAGTTTTGTAATTAAATTCTACGCCAGGTTCCCAACCATTGGGGTGACTTGGTGTATCTTTAACTTCGTTGTGTGCTACGTCCTGTTGGGTTGCAGTAAGTTTACTTACCTGCGAGTTGTTTTTTTGCATACTCTTTTAGTACTACTATCACTGATCCACCACCTGCAATTGCTGCAGCTTGGATTGCTGTAATGTCTAAGTCGAGTGCAGGACCTACAAGTAAAGCAGAACCAAATGCTTCAATGAATGTCCATACAACTTTTTCGATAAGTGCTTTGAGTTCATCACTCATATTATCTCCAGTCTATATTATTGGTCTTCCCTGTAGTTTAGCGTCAATTCGTGTCACTTTTTCGTGAATAGAATCCAACGTTTTACTATCGGAACTTTGTTCTGGTGCGGCAGCACCATCTAAATTTATCTTACTTACTTCTAATGTAACTGGTTTACCTTGTAGTAATACTTTTGCAACCTTTGCATACATGTTTTGATACGCTATGCGTGATTGTCCAATCATACCGTCTTTACCTAGATCAAGATCTTGTTGTGTGTTACCTGTCAAAATACAACCTGATGTATGCTCGTCCGTATTCCCAGAGTGTATAAGTATGTATTGAAATCCAGGAACGTTTTGTAATTCTAACATTCCGTAGTGTGCATTCTTATATCTTGCACTGTATTTCTGGTGAAATCCACCAACTTTTCTAAACTTTATATCGTATGTACCTTCAGGTATGCAGGTTTCGTGCATTACTTTTACTGCTTGATATTGATCTTCAAGTGTATAACACTCAAACTTACCGTCAATATACATAAGACCATTAGTAGCGTCTATGCCGAACTGTGTACGAACAACTTGTATTTTCATTATTCTCCCTGTTTACTTAACCTTAGTATAGTCTTTGCATTGGGGATTTGTACAGTATAATTTACTGTTTTTGACAAGAAGAGGTTGTCCGCATTTAGGACAAGATACTTTCGTATGATCCTACCTGCTAGCTGCCCACATGTTGTCCACCATATTAGGATATTTACGACCATTAGCTTTAGCTCTAGCTTTTGCCTTTGCCTTTTGTGAAGGTGTAAGTTTTTTAGATTTTCCTAGATCTTTGGGACGTGGTTTGTCCCATACTGGTTTACTTTTTGCCATACTATATTATAGCTACTTCATCTTTTTGATTCTCTTAGAAGAGTATCTTTTTTTCTTACCTTTTTTATCGTATGGCATTATCTGCTCACTTTCTTTTTCGGTTGATCGTCTTTATCTTTACGTAGTCCTATAGTTAACAACCATAAAACTATACTTATTATTATAGCAACTCCAACTATGTCCTTAGCTGTGCCAGTTAATGTTAGCCATGCTATAAAAAAACCTAGCAAAGTAAATGTTTGTGCTATTGTCTCTTTGATTATTTCTGATAACCAATTAAAAAATTTCTTTATGTACTTCATATCCTACGTCTCATTCTAACTGGTACGACTTGCACACTAGCCACAATTTGCGAAGCTATGATAACTGGTACTACAACTTCTTGTGCTTTTTCTTTTTGATCGTTAGTCATATCGTTACCAATAGCACCTAGATCTATCTCTTGTATATTTATATCAGTAAATGCACCAATAGGATCTGCAAGGAATTGTTCAGTTTGTATCTCTGTCACAACATCAGCAAGTGTGTAATCTTCTACATCTTTGTTTTCTACTGCACGTTCTACATATTCTTCAACAGCTTCTGCCACTGCTTCGTCATTTTTTACAGCTTCAGCTATAACCTTTACGTCATTCTTATCTTCTAAATTAAGTACAGTTGCAACTACTTCTACTTGCTCTTCAGTTAATTCTTCTGCTTTTTGTATAGATTGTTCTACTACCTGACTTACAACTTCAAGTACATCTTCGCTAACTTCTGTAAGATTCTCCACTCCGACATCAGCAACTTCAGTAAGTACTTCGATAACCTGCTCTGTTTCAAGATCTTCTAGCTCTACTTCTTCAATGTCTTTTACAAGATCTTGTACAGTTTGCTCTTCAAATTTTTCTGGCTCTTCTTCTGGTTCCAGTATGATCTCTTTTGTCTCTTCAACTTCTTCCTCCTCTTTTATTTCTTCTTCTTTATTATCCTGGTCTTTGTCATCTTCCTCTTGAATTCCCTCTTCTCTGATGTCGTCATCTCC